ACCCATGTATCTTTCAACAGAAGCAGCAAGATTTAGAACCGAGCGAGGTTAATCATGGGCTTTTCTGGTGGTGGGACAAATATTCTCAAACCCCATTCCCATGACGGGCGGGTAGTCCAGGATGGCGGTGAGCTAGATTTCAATAACATTACACAGGCAAACTCATCAGCAGGTCAAATTTTTTATTCGAATGGGACGGCCTTACAACAATTAGCTTATCCAGGTGTTCCCGCAGGCGAAACACTTACTGCTGCCACTTTATCTACCGCACCTTCGTGGGCTGCCGCTGCAGGTGTTGCAGTAGAGAAGGATTTAGCAGCATTAACGGCAGCATTTGATACAACAAGCACTACCCCCGATGCTGGTAGTGTGATTACTGGACTTAATGTAACTCTCCAAAACGTAGCAGGCGGAGTCTCTATGATAGCCAGCCCAATAGTCATGCACCGTACTACGGCAGGCGGAGTAAATATTGATTTGACAGATGATGGAGTCCATATTCCTTCTGCTATGATAAGTTATGAAGTAGTAGCAGGTCAAACAGGCATACACGTATCTGGAACACTTGGAACAGTAAACGACAGCGATGGGAGTGTTATACAAGCCCGTCTGTGGGTCGGTGGTGGAACAGGTCGGGCTTATGGTTCTACAACTCAAGCAACATCAAATATTTGTTCAATAAGTGTGGCATAATGAAATACACGCTAGAAAAAAATATTACATGTGATGGTGGTGAAGGGTGTATTTTATCGCTTGTTGATAAATTAGAAAAAAAATTTAATTGTTGTTTAATGTCAATATCTGACACAGACAGACCACATGGTTCGGTAAGTGTCCTACATACTAATCCGCATAAAATCTCTGTGTGTTTTTATGAAAATGAAGATGTTGCAAAACTAACTCCACAGAATAAAGGCGGTATCCAAAAATTAAATAATATACCTACTAAAAGCGAAGTTGAGAATGTTTAAAAAAAAATGGTTAAAATTTCAGGTTATTATCCTGAAATTTTTATGTGCTATCCTTTCTATCTTTGATAACAGAAAGAACTAAGGCCAGGTCGTGTTCTATGTTACTAAGTCGTTCATCTTGTACTTCAATCAAAACTTGTTGTGATTTACAAAGTTCTTGAAGATTTTTAATCCACATGAATAACTGTTTCAAATCACTTTCGACTATATCCATTTTCATTTTAAATCACATTCTTTTTAGAACATTCTAAACAAATATCATTAAGACAACCTTTGGCCAAATAGACTTTACAAAATCTACATTTTTCTCTAGGGATAATTTCAGTTGTCATTCTTTATCACAATTTGGATTTTTCCAACAATCAAAACAGATGCCAGTTTTATCAACCATACGGTATCTAAAACAGCAATTACAATTATCTAATTTGTTCAAGATTCTAAACCCTCTTCAATTCCTATCTGTTCTATACAATATCTTACCGTATCGCTGTTAGTTGTAGAACTTTTGAGGTTTTTACCCCCGCCTAGTTTATCAAAAATTCTGTCTAATAGTATCCAGGACTGCATTGGTATGGTTATGGTTCTGTTAGCCTTTGAGACCTTTATCTTCGCTAACCTTCTACGTTCCCGTTCTGGTGGTGTTACATAGTCTGGATTAAAGCCCATACATGTAGAATACACCACTAGTATAAAATAATATATATTTGATTTAATCGACCAACATATACCCGCCAGTCCCCTTTTTATTCACCCCAAGCCAATACCATATCCCCTAGGAACAGCGAAATGCTGAGACTTTTAGGATACTCTCAAATAATCATTAGGTGGTATTAGGGTTTATGGTAGGTTTCACATACCTTTTACGACCTTTTTATCACCTTCAAAACACTTACAACTATGTAATAATGCACTATTACATGTGGAAATCGAAGTTTTATCTGCATCACTTGTCCTGGTGGCGAGTGTATGTGGTGGTTTGTGTGCCGTTTTCATTGCTCGTTCTAAGTCAACTGTCAATAAACACTCTAGGCAACGCATCAAAGACTTTGAGAATGATATTAAATATTTAGCAGATAGTAAGAAAGAAGAAGCCCAAGACTATCGTAAAGAGATTATGAGATTAAAGAACGTAGCAACTAAGGCCAAAGAAGGCACTAGCATCTCAGATACAGACATGAAGAATTCTGGACTGGGCGAGGTCATCATGCAGTTGATACCAAACAAGTACAGAAAGGCAGCATCCTTCCTGGTTCCGCAGGTTGAAGAAGCAGTAAAGAGAGACCCTGCTATAGTTGAACGAATTTACGAAAAAATCAAATCCGCTAACACCAGTAATAAACAGACCCAGCCTGGAACTGAAGCTGAAGCAGTATCTTCCCTGTGATTTATGCGCTGATACTATTACAGGTAAACCACATGGTATAGTTGGTACAGTAGATTCACAGTCGAGCTCAAATAAAATAGACCCTATCTATAACACAACTATTGATTGTCCGAAGTGTAAAGGCGAGAAATACATTTGGGTTTAGAATGACCAGGCACTTTCTGAGGACTTTTTACGCCTAGAAACACGCTTTTTTAAGCCAGTATAGGCTCTGCGAGCAGTTTTTCTTCTTTGACCTTTACGTGTAGAACGCTTTCTTGTTTTTGATTTCTTTCTTGTTTTGGTTCCTCTAAGCCTTCGCATTTTTGCACCCCAAGCCTTAGCAGCCTTCGAACCTTTCTTCAAGTAACACTAACCCCTAAATTCCTATAGTAAGACTTGGCAGCGGGACTTAGACTAGGTACTTGCGCACTTGTTCCAGACGACCAGGTAATAGTTGAAGATACGGCCTTACTAGGTTGTGAAAATTCTTGCTGCATACTTTCGTTTGCTACTGCACCAACATTAGCAGAACCAGATACATCGGATGAATAAACTAAATCTCTTAATGTAAAGAGAGGGTCAAATAATTTGGCTGAACCGCTACCAATAGACCGTAACGATTGGCCTATTCCTTCACCTATTGAGGCAATACCAGAACCCGTGACCCCTAGTGCTGCACCGGATTGGATAGCACTAGTAGGACGAATTAAGGTATTGAGAAGAAAAGCACCGACAAGACCTAAAGCTAGATAGCTGGTAATCTTGCCAATAACCATGTTATTATATTAATATACTTGTGCTTTAATGTTTCTAAATTCGAATTTAGAAAGCTTTAAGGTCTACTATTAGGCATCATAACCAGTGGCATTCAAACTAAAAACAGGTAAAACTATTAACAAGATTCTAGCAGGTGCTGGAATCGCAGCGTTAGGAACTGTGGCTTTAGGTGCAATATCTCCAAATCTAGCAGGCGGAACTGTAGGAAAAATAATTCCAGCAGCTGCAGCTTTTGGTATCGGCGGTATTGAATCAGCGATAGGTGCAGTAGCCACTTCAGTTATTGGTAGTTCAAATATGGCTTTTACCGGTGCAAATGCAATGGGCAACGTTCAAGAGGATAGTCTATAATGGCCGTCCCACTTATGAGAAGTTATACGACACCTGGTTTAGCACTTAACGTGTTCGGGCCTTCTACTGACGATATTACAGGTCTCACAATTCAGCAGTTAAACAGAAGTAATATTATTCTTGACTGTGTGAATAATCCAGACCCTCCAGGTGCAGCAGCATACCAAACAAACGTTCTAGTAAACGGTATTCAATCAGGAGTATCGAACTTTAGTGTAGCCAGTTCAGCAGCCAGTGCAGGACGTGTCGTATTTGGAGCTATACCCGTCTCAGTAGGCGGACAATCTGGAGGAAAACAATTATCCTTTTCATCAGGTCAAGTCGCCACAGGTGGTGGTATTGCAGCATATTCATTTTTAATGAAATATGCAAATCTTTTCTAAGGTGGCTTAAGTGCCTCAAATAATTCTAGGATACCGAGTTACGGTAAAACCAAATGATACAACAGCAGAATCAACTTTTGTGTCTGACATTGTCGCTGCAGGTGCAGGTGCGACAACCGTACATTACCCCACATTATATCGGGCCATAGCAATTTCAATCGCAATTAAAAATCAAGATTCAGTTAATCCTTGTACCTTTTCAGTAAATGGTCAGCCTGCCGTCACACTTAGTGCAGGTTCAGACCAAAACATAAACGGGCAAAATATAGTAAGTGTCCAGGTTACACCAGGTGCAGCAGGGACTACAGACCTACTTGCACAAGTAACACCCATGTATCTTTCAACAGAAGCAGCAAGATTTAGAACCGAGCGAGGTTAATCATGGGCTTTTCTGGTGGTGGGACAAATATTCTCAAACCCCATTCCCATGACGGGCGGGTAGTCCAGGATGGCGGTGAGCTAGATTTCAAT